AAGCGTGGGCAACGCACGAGCGCATCCTTCAGATACGCAACGGAGCCACTGCCATACGCAGCACTCAGTCTTGTTTGAACAGAGGACGATGCCCTTACTTTGACCTATGCGCAGGGGCCGTAACTAAGGACGCATTCCGTGTCCTTGAGCAGAGACATACAGAACTAAAGGAGAATAACAATGAGCCGAATTCCTAAAGAGCCCTCCCCGCCTAGCGTGAGGATGTCTGATTACACATGGCACTTCTATGGTGCTCCCGGTGTAGGCAAGACAACGCTAGCAAATCAATTTCGTAAGCCCATCTTTGTAGCCACCGAAAGTGGCACTGAGGCTATGTGGGCAGCCGCTGCTCCAGCTAGCAACTGGACTGAGTTAAAAGCCATCATTGGAGAGCTTGCTGCTGGTGGACATGGCTACGAGACGGTGGTCTTGGACACGGCTGACATTGCCTACAACCTCTGTGAGACACACGTCTGCGAGGCCAACGGGTGGAGCGATGTGGCTGATGGTGAGTGGGGCAGGGGTTGGCGCACCCTCAATAGAGAGTGGACGAACATGATTACTCAGTTGCGAATGCTCCCGATGTGTACTGTCCTGATCGGTCACGAAAAGAAGGAGGTGATTAAAGAAAAGTTGGGGTCAAAGATGGTGGAGACTGGGATGTACCGGGTAACCACAGCCCTTCCTAGCAGCGCCAGACAGACCCTCCATTCAGCCGTGGACTTCATCATTCGATGCGAGTTCACAGAGGACAACAAGCGGATCCTCCGCACACAGCCAGTGGAAAACAAGAGAGAGCGAGTGGACGCAAAGGCTCGCGGGCACGAGGGAGCAACCCTCCCTGAGACACTTGAGATGAGTTTTGAATCACTTTACGAAGCGTTCGCCAAGACGCTTGGAAAGACTAAGGAGTAAGTTATGGATATTGGAGATATGTTTAACAGCGCGGGATCGGACAACCAGGAAACAAGGAAGTCGGACGACCGCAAAATGGACACTGTCCCAGACGGTCAATACAACGCCGAGGTCACAGACTTCAGCGTCTTCGTTAGCAAGAAAGGTGACTACTACGTTTCTTGGTGGTTTGAAGTTCTCTCTGGAGCACACCGGGGTGCCCAGCTTCAGAGGTTCACCGGCCTAGGGCCTAAGACTTTTCACTTTGTAAAGTCCGCTGTAAAGACAGTCACAGGAAAGATCCCTGAGTGGACTGACCTTTACGCCGATGGGCGCACCGGTCCAGCCTACGGGAGCATTGTTGGAAAGACTGTCCAGGTAAGCCAGAAGTCTAGGCAGAACGGAGACAAGACCTACGTCAACATCTACGTAGACAGGGTGATTGAGGACGAGTCTGTCCCGACCCCACCCGCTGAGGCTTTTGACGAGGCTGATGTAGACGACCTCTTCTAAGAGCAGGTGCCCCACTCCTGACCAAGGCCCGTGCCTCCTGGGGCACCACGTAGCAAGAGATTGCTCATGTTTGGAAGTTCAGGTCTATGCCTGCCGGTGGTGGAGAACGGAGCCCTGCTTAGAAGGGTCTCAAACCGGCATCTTTAACAATGGATTGAAAGAAACAACTGAGTCGGCGCTGAGTGGAGTTACCCACCACACACTGAACAGGAGAAAGACCTGGGACCGTGAGAAGCGCAGCGTGACCACTGGCCGCTACCCCCAATAGGACCCAAGTGAGGGGGATATGCCAAGCTCGTATCGGCCATCGGGAGAATGATGGCTAGTCAATGAGCCGTAACCAGACTGGGAATCTGGACTCAGTTTCTTTTCAACCCTTAATAACTAACTAGGAGATAGACATGTCAGACGTACAGCTAACCGGAATCCAGTTTCACGTAATCCTTACACCGCACGAGTTTGGTCTTGTGACCAGAGGGTTGCTTCGGACGATCCCAGATGAGCCTGAGTGGCAATTAAGCAAAGGCTCCCCTAGGGGCACGCCGGAGAACAAGGGAGAAAGAAAGGTTGAGATCGACCTAAAAGCGCTCGCCCGAGAGCTGGCGTTCAGGCTTATGGAGCGAAGAAAATACTGCATGGAGAAGCAGGTAGATAAGGCTGAGTTTCATATCCAAAAGTCACTAGAGCTGGAGGAGATGGATGACGACCAATAAGGGAATTCCCATAGAGCAAGTCAGACCAGTTAAGCCGGGGTGACCACCTAACTCACTCCACCTGCCGCACAGGGAGGCACAGCGGTGGCTGTATCAGGTGCCTCATTTAACCAACTAACTAGGAGAGAACATGAAAGGCCTTATCTCCATCGACGCAGCCCTCAGGCTACTCAGCCTGTTCAGGAACCAGCGTCTCACTAGAGAAGAGCGTGACCGAGTAGACGGTCTCATCAGTCAGCTCAGCCGAGCACAGGTTGACCCTGAGTACAGGGCTTACTTGCACACCCCACTAGAGAGCAGGAGAAAGCAATGAGTAACGTTAAGACAATGAGAATTCACAAGAACGCAGTCATTCACTTCCTTCGTCACTACCCAGAGGACATGCCAAAGATTCTTCCTGAGTTCGATGGAACTCCAGAGGAGGCTATCAAGTGGTTTGAAGAACAGCCTGGGACATGGCTAGTCGATGGTGTCTTTGTCGATAGCGAAGAAGGAGGTGCGTGATGAGTATCGACAAGAAGAACCGCCCCATCATCTCTAAGCGTCAGGCGATCTCCCTTATCCCAATGTGTGACCGTGAGTCACGAGAGTTTCTTGAAAGCGAGGGCCTCGTTCACAACGTCCGAGGACGAGACATGGTTGTTGTTCGTGAGCTTGAGGATTGCATCATGGGCTTTGACGCTGATGGCGACAGGGTGAGGGAGGACGGCAAGAAGTCGGACACCCTTCTGAGGGTGCAGCGCATGATGACGGGAGGTGCGTGATGGAGTACGAAGCGAAGAAAGTCCTAGAGGTTATCGAAGAGATCGACAAGGCCCTGGAGTTTATTGCCTCGTCAGTTGAGGAAGAGGCGAGGGTCACTGCGGGAACACTGGTGGCGACCCCCTTGTACCTCTCGCAGCATGTGCTCACCAACGCCCGAACCTTCTTAGCCAAAGAAGGAGGTGAGTGATGGCATACCCGTATGACGCCCCATTCGTAGCTGGCTCAGAGACTTCAGAAGAAGCAGCTAAGAGCATCAAGCCAAGCTCCCTTAGGAGCAAGGTCGCATCCATGCTCAGGCTTCGCGGGCTCTTTGGATCTACAGACGATGAGCTTGAAGTCTCCCTTGGGCTGAGGCACCAGACAGTGAGCGCCAGAAGGAGAGAGCTTGTCCTGCTAGGGAAGGCTAAGGACTCTGGAGTTAAGAGGGTGACTCGCTCAGGCAGGAAGGCAACAGTCTGGATAGCCTGCGAGGAAGCCCCTCAGAGGCCACACAAGGCTGTTAAGTGCTGTCCCCTATGTGGAGGCTCAGGAAAGGTGCGTGACCCCTACCCCCTAGACTCTCAGCCTGACCTCTTTGGGTGGTCAGAGGGAGAGGAGGGGCGTAACCCGTGAGGCACTTCCATAGGTATGGCCCTTGGGTTCTTCATAAAAGCGGGGAGCACAAGGGGCTCCCAGACAAAGAGTTTGTCAAAGCCACTGAGTTCCCCCCTTTCTGGGTACAGTCCTGTGACTGCGGGTTTCAGCACATGATAAGAGCGAGAGAGAGGCCGCTAGCTCGTATGAAGTTCAAGGAAGTGTGGGGGTCTAGAATCCTGTAAACAGAAAACGCCAGCGTGGGGGACGCTGACGCTTTCTACAGAGTGGGCCTGAGTGGGGGGTGGAGCCGCAGCCTCTGTTAAGTGGCAAAGATGCTGATGTCAGGGTTTGTTCCGCTTGGGGCTGTCCCTCCTTGCGGCACGCTAGACGCTGCAAACGTAATTGCCGTTGAACATACGATCCCCTTGTCGATATAGACAGTAAGGTCGTCGCTGTTGTCTGTAGGGATAACGATGTCGGCCACTTGATCTGTTGCCGCAACGCCGTCCCAGATGAGAATGTAGTTAGAACCCGCTCCCGCTGAGATGTGTATAGCGTTGACAGTACCTGAGGTCCCAATGGCGTTGACCTTGCCATCTTCGTCTACCTCAGTGCCTCTAACAATGTAGCTCTGAAGAGCGGGGGTATCGAACGGGGAAACTTTGTAGCCAGTAGCCATTAGCTTGGTGTCGCAAGGAACGTAATGTTTACTTCGCTAGAAGGGGCTGTCGTTCCAGCCGTCCCCTTCGTTGTAAGCACAGCAGCGGCAATCCCCGCAGTGAACGGAGCGCCTGTGTCAAAGCTGTACTGAACCTTAACCCCGGCTCCAGCCTTCAGAATCATGGCTGGATGGTCAGTCCCAAGGTTAGCGGACCCCGTTGTGTTGTAACACTTTAGGTAGGAATCGCTTGTGTTCAGGCTGTTGTCGAAAACAACCGCGAACACGTCAGTGGCAGATGTTGTCACAGCTTGAGACGCAAGAGCCGCTCCCCCAGAGGGGAAGGACTGAGACATCGAGATAGCGGTCGATGCTATCTGAGGGTCAATAGTTGTTTTGTAGACAGTCACCGTACCGCGCCCTTCTCAAGTCTGGCGATTCTACGCTCGATTCTACGCCTAGCTGCAACGGCCATGCGAGGCCCACGCTCATCAAGTCTACGCTTGAGCTTCTCGGCAGTCTCTTTCTTTCTCTTCATGGAGCGCTCGATGGCCCTGTAGATTCCGATGATTATTAAGCTCCCAAGGTAAAAGCCAAAAAAATCCAACGATTCAGCGAGTTCGTTGGGAATTTCTATAGCCTTATCAAGTCTATAAGCCATCTCTAACGCAGTCCTACTGTCCCTCTGCCAAACAGTGAGGCCTACCAGTTCTTCGCCAATGTCGTCAGTAACAGTACGGAGCAGGGAGAACATCTGCTCCTGGTTTGTCTCGACAAAGGCTGCTGCCTCCCGCTCCTTACGGAGCCTGCTTGCTGCCGCCCTACTCATCGCTAGACTCCTTCACTTCTTCGATAACCTCAGCAGCTTTACGCCCAGAGCGCACGGCTTCTGCGACATCCACAAGGGCCTGCCCGCCGACAAGCCCCAGAACCATGTTGACGATTGCCTTAAGACTTTCGTCGTCAAGATTAAGCCCCATAAGGCTAGACCCGGCAACAATGGTTACTGCGAAAATAGTAAGAAGGAGCTTTCTGCTCAAGAACTTGTCCATGTTATTTCCCTGGTTTGTAGAAGGATTCTGGGGGCGTGTGCGGCCTCTCCGCTGGGTGATGGTATTGCATTGGAATGCAGGCCCGGATAACTAGCAACACAACAACAAGGGCAAGCACCAGAATGGTGGCAAACCTCTCGTCTTCAGGGGTCCAGCTATCCCTTCTCATCCCGCCACCTTCTCGTACTCCCGCCTCAATGCGGCTCCGTAATGCTCCACCTGACCAGGGCCGTTGTAGTAACGAGCAAGAGAGTCCCAGTCTTTTTCGCGAGCTGCCTTGAGCGCCCTCGGAGAGTCCTTGAACCAAGAAACCAAAAGCTTGTATGAGGTATCGACCGGGCTGGAATAGAAGGAATCAACCCCACTTGCTGGGTCTCCATAAATCTTAATAAGGTGACCACCTAGAACTTGATACAGCCCCCAGCTCGTGCTTTCGGTAGCCGCCTTGGCGTCTAACTCGAAGGCATGCTCGAAGGCTGACTGGTTAGTCTCTGATCGAGTAACGCTGTAGCCACGAGGCCCCTTTGTAAACGGTATTTGACTTTTCAGGTCAGGCCTTTTTCGGATGAAAACATGTGGCTCAAACCTGATTGCGGCTGGGCGACCGCCAGACTCGACAGCCTCAATGGTTTGGACTACATCAACGGGGATCCCAAGGGCGTTTGCTGCCTCAATCTGAGGACGAGAGGGGCCATTCTCGTACTTCCACCCATCATGCCTCGCAGTGTCCAGAGTCTTAGGCCCTCCCAGCCCGTCAGGAACAAGGCCGGCTGACGCCTGATATGCCTTTAGGGCGAGGATGGTTTTCCTTCCAGCTAGCCCATCCGCCTCACCTTCAGGCAAGAACCCAAGGCCAATCAAAAACTCCTGAAAGCTCTTGACCTCCTCCCCCCTCGAACCACTCCGAATCATCATTGACCCCGAACGTCTTCCGCTAGTTTCGATATCGAGAGACTCAGGGTCTCTATCGACTTTCCCAGGCTTCTCGGCGTGTAAACAAGCGGAAGCCCCTCCGCATCCTTGGCAGACAAGACCTCGCTCATCTTCTCGCAGTAAGCAGCAGTCCTAGCCTGGGCTTCTCGGATGATGCGAACCTGCTCCTCAATCTCTCTGGCGCACTCTGGGTCAACGGAGGAGGCTGGAAGCGGAGCTGGCTTGTCTTCTTCCTTTGACTTCAGAAAGGCGAAGACTTCACGCAGGATGATGAGGATGAAAATCCCCGCCGCGCTTAGTCCTCCTAGCCCGCCCAGCTCTTCCATCTCAGTCTCCTAACCTCGTCAATTCGCCATCAGGTTCAGCCAAATAAGAAGCAAGTAGGCCCCCATCCGCATCCTTGAGGGCAATCCTCAGGCTGTTGCCAGAAACAGAAACCTCGAACGCAGCCACATGACCCCCGTAGTCGTCCCCCGCATCGCTGACGGCAGCCATGAGTTTTGTCTGGTCCCACATTAGGCTTTCCTCTTTAGTACACGGAACTGCTTAAAGGTGGTGGTCACGGCAGATCCCCTAGAACCACCGGTCGTGAGGTAAGCAGCCCACATACCAACTTTAATGTTTCCAGGACGAAGGGTGAAGTCCGGGTTTGTTCCAGGCGAGGTGTTTCCACCGCCAGACCCGATGTCTTTTGGGATCGAGGTCTGCATGTTCCCGTGATACACGCCGGTAGAAACAGAGAGGGGGTCCTGGAAGCTGGTATCCAAAGACATCCCCGTAGTCCAACCAGTTGCCGGGTAAATAACCAGCTCTAAAAAGGTGGGTGGTCCGTCGCCAGTGCTGCCCAAAACAATAGGATCTCCAGCGTCTGACGGGGTGTTCCCTCCCCCATACCGAGCCATGTAATTGTTGGTTGAGGCTGACAGTTGACGATACCAGCAGTTGTGATACCAGTTCCCGCTTGCCCCTGACCCATACCCACCATCAGAAACAACCAACCCCGCATAGACATGCTGGTTGCCGGCATTCCCGTCACTCTGGATCGTATCAACCTCAGTCTCCATGAGGCACTGAATCACAATCGTATCCTTCAGGCTGTAGCTTCCAACAATGTCGGACAGTGTGGCGAAGACGATTGGCCCGGTCTGGGTGGTGTGATACCAGCGGCTGGTTGACTCTGAGGCTGTAATACCAATCTCAAGCCCAGAGGCCTTGACCTCCAGCGAGTCTGCGAGCGCAGTGTTGCGAGATGTGAAGTTGATTCCCTGGAAAGCTTGAGCTGTCCCGTCTGAGAAGGTGTGAGCAGACTCATCTCCCCACTTCCATGTCTTCACAACCTCCCACGGGCTTGCGGGGGGACCTGGGGTAAGGCTGCCTGGGAAGACCCTGCTTACCCCAGAGCCACCTGGAATTGTCTTAGCCATTAGACTGTCTCCACAGAGTCATCGGGAAGGACAACTGCACTTCCTATGGGCGACCCGCTGTTGGAGTAAAAAGAGAATTTGCAGGAACCGTCTTCTTCCAGGGAAAAGCACTCTCTCTTAACAGATGAGTGCGAAATCCCCAGCGCAGAAAGAGCTAACTCCCTTGCCTCTGTGCATCGAGATCGGCTCATGTCTTCTTCCTCCTAAGCACGCGCATTTTATAGGCCGTCGCAGCAAGCGTGGAGCCTGAGTTCTGCGCATAACAAAACGCAGCAAACCTTGCGTCCGCGTATGGGATTCTCCAGGTGAGGCTAGCCCCAGGACCCTGCCCGTGCATCGAGTTGTATGACCTCTGGGTTGTGGTTGCTAGGGGGTCTGGAAAGTCGCCGGTTATGACTCCGCAGGAAAGCACCTGCCCATCAGCAGGAACCCAAACGATCTCAAAGAAGTTCGTCTGATTGGTTTCCGCCGTCAGGTCTTGGTTCGTATTCGAGATAAAGCCTGACTTCTTGCTGACATCCCAGACGCGACGAGACAGCGCGAAGCCTGTCGCATCACCCAAAGTCCCGTCCCAAAGACCTAGGCCGTAGCTGTGGTAATTCCTTGAAACGTCTGGGTCTGAATCCATGTGAAGCTGAAGGCAAATCGTGTCGTCTTGAGAAAGGCTTGTCATCATGTCGGTAATCTTTGCCGACAAAAGGGGGGCTCCGTTAAGACTTCCATACCAGGGGCTCACGCTTGCGTTGGATGTGATCCGAAGGCCGTCACCGTGGAGGTCGAACAGGGACGCATTGCCATTGTTGGAAGGAGTCCATGTAACTGAGTCTATTGACTTTGTAGATCCTCCAGAAAAGTCATGGGTGCCCTGAGCTGTGAAGTCCACTTCATACTCAACAGTCCACTTGCTGGTGTCTACAGCCCCACCCCCTCCAGAGAGAGAAGGCGGGAAAGCTCTAGAAACTCCAGAGCCTCCTGGGAAAGCCTTCGCCACAGCTACGCCATGCCCTTCACATAAAAGACAATCGTGTAGTTCTTGCTTCCTCCCCCAGCCACATCGGTGATTGTGTAGCTAGCTCCCTCGAAGAAGGGAATCGGAGTGGCAAGTGTGTCACTGCTTTGGGTGTTAGGGTTCAGGTCTAGCGTTACCTCGTAATGAAGGTAAGTGGTGGTAGTCCCGCTATACACCTTGACCGTAGCCTTGTGTGAGGCCCCACTGCTTGCGCTTACCGTGAGCTGACATCCGTGGATCAGTCCCCGCGAAACGCTGCCTAGTCCCGCTTTGATTGGCGCGACTGTTGTGGTGGCGTTGTTCGCCACACCGTTATGCTCAGCCCTGTCTACGGGAACCCAAACTTCTTTTGCGTTATACGCCATCGCTTCCTCCTGCCCCTTGTCCGGCTATCAAGCGATAGAAAGCCAGTGGGTCTATGGGGTTATATGCTTAAAGAAAACGTATCACAAACGCTACTCTTCAAGTTCCCTTTTCGAGGGAGGGCTTGGCTCAGCGCTTAGCCGCCTTCTGAGGTATGTGCGCTCGCCAACAGCCATTGGGTACTGGTTGTTGATCATCTTGATCATCTTCTCCTCCATCTCCTTGTGCATGCTGTAGCTCAAGTACTCCCAGTCAATGGCAGTTTCCTTAAAGCCAAAGGAGAACATCAAGAAGCGCTCACCCTCAGACACCATCGCATCTTCAACTTCCTCTGGAGTAAGCGCAGACTCAAGGGCGTAGCTGTTAAATGTGTCGGAGGACAAGATCATGTACTGGTTCATCCAGCGCCAGCCAGGAAGCTTCTGGCCCAGGTAGAACATCACAGGGCGCTCTGACTTTCTGACCTCCCTGGTGCGCCCAGTCTTCACTCCGTTCTTGTAGACAGGGGCGTAGTAGTTGGGCTCTTCTGGGTAGCCAAAAACATACTTAACCAACGGAGGCGCATACCTAAGCTGGTTAATGTTGTTCATCTCTTCGATTGGCCTTCCGTAGTAGAAGCTCTTCCCCCCACCAAGGGTCATTTCAAAGAAGGTGAGGATGCCGGGGTGAACCCTGGAAACGAGGCCCTGCATAGGCATCCCTTCCTTGCTCTTCGTCAGCACTTCCAGCATCGGCTGCCAAGGAAGGCCCGAAATAGCGATGAGCTTTGCTGCCCCGCTCTTGACCACCACTCCGTAGCGGTAGTGCTCTGGGATCATGGCAAGCTCTTCTTCTGTGAACTGCATCTGATAGACGCCGTTGGTGAAGGCAGCCAAACCGCGAGCTGTAGCTGGATTTCTTTTCATCCAATTCAGTTGGTATTTAATGTTCCCCGCTTCCCAGGTGTAGAAGAAGAAGAATCTGCGAAAGACGTTCTTCTCAATGGGGGTAAGGTCTGAGTAGTCACGGAGAGACCGGTTGACGCGCATTAGGGCCGTGTCAAGATCCTCCCCGCGCTTAAGCAAGCCGACAGCCATAGAGAGCCTAGCCTGGGACTCAGCAGCCCTGTTCAACCCAGCCATCATCTGGATGTAGTCTTCGATAGAGTTGAGTCCGACAACGGCCCCAACAGCAGCCCCCACGGGACCAAGCGCTGTAGAGCCAATGGCGGCACCGGCACCAGCCCCTGTTACCAAGTTCCCAGCTCTTGGTATCCCAGAGCGCGGAGCGTCTGAGACCTCCTTCTTCACATCCTTTACAAATCGCTGATAAGAACTCCCTCCACGCACAGCCTTCGTGCCAGACCACCTCTTCCCCACTCTTAAGCCAATAGCGCCGCCAGCGAAAACCCCAACAGGCATCGCCCCAGGAATAAGGGCGGCAAGGGCACCTCCTCCCAACGCCCCAAGGCTTGCTCCAGTTAGCTGGGCTGCAAGCTGTTGGTTGTTTGGAACCTGCTTTGCAGTAAAGCCGATGGACTCCTCAAGGAAGTCTGTGGACAGGGCTTCGTCAAAGAATCCCCTCGAAGAGAACAGCTCCCGCCA